ACCAATCAATTTCCCCATGTGAAGCGCAGTTGGACAGTTACATTCTGAGTAAAGAGACTCGGAATGCCGTGTCATTGCACAACCGCGCTATCGGTGCTCAGAGCGCCGGCTAGGGATACCGCATGTCAGCTCATTGCTGCAGAACAAACGGACTTGAGGAGAAGTCTCTTGACCCGGAATGTGGGCTGAGTGTTGGTGATGCTAGGTCATATTGTGACAAGCAGTCTGAATTTGGTGAGTTAGCTTCAGTGCCTCACGCAGATCAGTACTATGTCCATAATGATTGTCAGTGTAATCAACTCTTGGCTTGCACTAACCGTGTAGTTTGTAATTGGATTAAACCAGAGGACCAAGCAATCAAGAGGCTCAAGGGGCTGGCCATGAAGCTTGCCGATCATTTCGGTAGGCGACAGCCCCTGAGCTTTGCAGATTGGACATCTAATTTCGCTGGCAGGAAAATGCAGCGTTATAAAGATGCACAGGCAACTTTGGAAACAATCCCGTTGTGTCGCAAAGACAGTTACATACAAGCATTTGTCAAGTTGGAGCGACTCGTTGATCCTGGAAAGGATCCGAGGATGATTCAGGCCCGTGGGGCGAGATATAATATAGAGCTCGGTAATTACTTAAAAGCAATCGAGCACGATCTATATGAATTGCGGGGCGTTGGTCGCCTGGCAAGTATCCTCCCACCTGGCCGAGTTGTTGTCAAGGGTCTCAATCAAGAGGCCCGCGCCGCTCTCATTCAAAGCAAATGGTCACGGTTCAAACGGCCAGTACAGTTGGCACTCGACTGCTCGAGGTTCGACGGACATTGTTCACGTAAATTATTGGAGGTAGAACACCTAGTATACAACAGAGTGTTTCAATCACCATATTTACAGAAGATATTGTCTTGGCAACTAAGAAATAAGTGCTTCACTAAATCTGGGGTCAAATACGAGACAGAGGGTCGCCGTATGAGTGGCGACATGAACACAGCATTGGGAAATTGCGTCCTAATGATCCTCATGGTTGCAGATGCAATGAAGCTCATTGGAGCGAAGCCAAGTCAATGGGATATAGCTGATGATGGCGATGATTGTTGCCTCCTAGTGGAGGAAGACATAGCTGAAGTAGTACAATTCAGTCTGCCGAGACTGTTTAAAACCTACGGTCATGAGCTCAAAATTGAGAGTGTTGCCAGAAGTCTACAAGAGGTTGAACTTTGTGGTTGTAAGCCAATTACCATTGGTGGAATACCCAAGATGATACTTAAGCCAGGTAGAACTATGGGCAAAGCACTAACTCACCCAAAGGTATGGTCAC